TATCTAAACAGTATTGGTATAATGGAGGTACAGAAGGCAAAAGCGATCTACAATGTTAATATGCTTGAGAATGATATGCAAGAAGCTAAAAAAGCTTTAGAGGAAGCATATGGGCCCATAAACATCAATTTATCTGATGGGAGTTATGAGCCTGTAGAAGCTATAGAGGAAGCTTAATGTTATGAGTACTATTATAAGAAAAATTAGTATCGGGTCCGATTACAAGAACGAAGCAATGCACTACTCTGTTAAGCAGACAGTTTATGGCGGTCACGAAATTTCACATATAATATTTGAAGAATCTGATAATTCTTATAATATATTTATAAAAAAAGAAGATGAGGTAATGCCATGGAAGAAATTTAATTCTAACATGGCTATATCCGTCGAGTATGATCTGGAATATTAATGAACAGTGTATACGATTTTATCATAAGGCCTGCGGGCAAAAGATATGATAATGAGGTAATCATAGGGGAAAAAACTCTTATAACAAACAGCTCCATAGAAAGCTTTAAGCACGTTAATAATGTAGCGGAAGTGGTGGCAACACCTGCCGCATTTGCAACCCCTATAAAAAAAGGGGATTTAATTGTAATCCATCATAATGTATTTAGAGCGTTCTATGATATGAAAGGCATTAAAAAAAATAGTAGATCGTTCCTTGGAGAAAATCTTTTTTTATGCAGCATAGACCAAATATATTTATATAAAGACAAACACGATTGGAAGTCTTTCGGGAACAGATGCTTTGTAGCACCTGTTAAAAATAAAGACCCTCTAAGCAGCCAAAAAACAGCTAGCCTTATTGGTATACTAAAAATAGGTAATAGCTCATTAGAGGAGTCTGGAATCAATCCAGGGGACATAGTAGGGTTTACTCCAAATAGCGAATGGGAATTTGTTATAGATAATCAGATTATGTATTGTATGAAATCAAATGATATTGTTATAAAGTATGGACTCAACAGAAATGAAGAAGAGTATAATAGCAGCTGGGCTAGAGGCAATTAAGGAATTAGTAAAGGTAGCACAAGAAAAGATCGTTGACTCAGGTGAAGATTTATCAGCTGACAGGCTTAAAAATGCTGCCGCTACTAAAAAGTTGTGTATATTTGATGCGTTTGATATTCTTAATAAAATACAAGAAGAAGGGAATATAATTGCAGAATCCGCGGGTGATTATACAAAACCCTCATTTAAAGGGTTTGCGGAAGGGAGGTCTAAATAATGGCATATTCACAAGAACTATATAGAATAGTCAAAGACTATATAAAGCCTCAAGCAGTAAAAAAAAATAATAGATATGCTAAATGGCAGTATGGCTACAATAAAGAATACGATCTAGTAGTCATAAGTAAAACAGGAAAAATAGGGGATATATATCTTATTGGAGGCGTTCATATTGCATTGCCATATTTACAAAATGTACCAGATCTTGGTAATAACAAATGGCATCAACAAGAATACCCTAAAGAATTAAACAAAATCAAAAGTGAAGCCGACTGGGTGAAATACCCAAGCAGTTTCCAACAAAAATGGCATCCATACATTAACGAGGAATTTGATCGTAGAGAGAATGGTTTTGCTTTTATGAATAATAGTAAAGAAACATATATTACAGGATCTCATTATATGTACCTGCAATGGTCTAAGATTGATGTAGGGGCCGCTGATTTTAGAGAATCAAATAGGTTGTTTTTTATTTTTTGGGAGGCTTGCAAGGCGGACGCTAGATGTTATGGTATGTGTTACCTTAAAAACAGAAGGTCTGGATTTTCATTTATGGCATCAGGAGAAGTAGTTAACCTTGCTACAATATCAAGAGACTCAAGATATGGCATATTATCTAAGTCAGGAGGAGATGCTAAAAAAATGTTTACAGACAAAGTAGTACCTATATCTGTTAACTATCCATTTTTCTTCCGTCCGATCCAGGATGGTATGGACCGCCCTAAAACAGAATTAGCATACAGAGTGCCCGCTTCAAAGTTTACTAGAAGAAAACTAGAGGATAATAGAGCGGTAGAAGACATAGACGGCATAGACACCACAATTGACTGGAAAAACACAGGGGATAATAGTTATGATGGAGAGAAGTTAAAGTTATTAGTACACGATGAAAGCGGGAAATGGGAGAAACCTACAAATATATTAAACAACTGGCGAGTTACAAAAACCTGTTTAAGGTTAGGTAGTAGAGTGGTTGGAAAATGTATGATGGGATCTACATCAAATGCTTTGGATAAAGGAGGTAAAAACTTTAAAAAGTTATATAGTGATTCAGATGTTTCCGCAAGAAATAAAAATGGGCAAACAAAAAGCGGTTTATACAAGCTCTTCATACCAATGGAATGGAACTATGAAGGCTTTATTGATGAGTATGGGTGGCCAGTTTTTGACAAACCTGAAAAAGACATATACGGGCCCGGTGGGGATATTATAGAGGAAAGTGTTATAGACCACTGGCAGAACGAAGCAGATGGCCTAAAAGATGATCCCGACGCAGTAAACGAATATTATAGACAGTATCCAAGAACAGAACAACACGCATTCAGAGATGAGTCTAAACAATCTATATTTAATTTAACAAAAATATATCAACAGATAGATTACAACGAGGAGTTAAAAAATAGTACAATGGTTACTTGCGGCAACTTCCAATGGGAAAATGGTATAAAAGATACTAGAGTAATATTCTATCCAAATAAAGCGGGTAGATTTTATATAACCTGGGTGCCGGATCAAGATATACAAAACAACGTAATAATAAAGAACGGTGTTAAGCATCCCGGTAATGAGCATATTGGAGCTTTTGGATGTGACAGCTATGATATTAGCGGAGTGATAGGAGGTGGAGGCTCTAACGGAGCTCTCCATGGATTAACTAAATTTTCTATAGAAGATGTTCCCCCTAACCACTTTTTTTTAGAATACATAGCCCGCCCTTCCACGGCTGAAATGTTTTTTGAGGATGTGCTTATGGCAATTGTATTTTATGGTATGCCGATATTGTGTGAAAATAATAAGCCTAGGCTTCTATATTATCTAAAGCGCAGGGGATATAGAGGGTTTAGTATAAACAGGCCTGATAAACCATATAATAAGTTATCCTCCTTTGAGCGTGAAACAGGGGGTATACCAAACTCTAGTGAAGATATAAAACAAGCGCATGCTTCCGCAATAGAAACTTATATAGAAGATTTTGTAGGGGAGACTAAAGATGGCTATGGAGATGTATATTTACAAAGAACATTGGAGGATTGGGTAAAGTTTGATATAAATGATAGAACAAAACATGATGCTTCCATTAGCTCCGGTTTAGCTTTAATGGCGTGCAATAAGCACAGATATAGCCCCCACGGATTAGTAACCGTTAAAAGTTATTCTTTGGGATTTAAAAAATACAATAACGACGGAACTACTTCAAAAATAATGCAATAAATGAACATAAGTACAAATACTAATAGTCCTTTTCCAAATCAAGTTGTAAGCGAAGAAGAAAAAGCAACTACGGAATATGGCCTGCAGGTTTCAAGAGCTATTGAGCAGGAGTGGTTTAATTACGGACGCGGTGGCTCTAATAGATACGCTTCTAATTGGAATAATTTCCACAACTTAAGATTGTATGCCCGCGGAGAACAAAGTGTGCAAAAATACAAGGATGAATTAGCCATTAATGGAGATTTGTCCTATCTTAATTTAGATTGGAAACCAGTCCCGGTTCTTTCAAAGGTTTCAGACATAGTAGCTAATGGTATTATGATGAAACAATATGATATAAAAGCATATGCTCAAGACCCTGAATCTTTAAAGAAAAGAACTGATTATGCAAATAATCTTAAGTTTGACATGAACACTAAAGATTTACAGGCCGCTGCTTCATCAATATTACCTATTAACTTTAGTAGATCAGGGATGGAAGCGGGAAACTTACCTGAGAACACAGAAGAGTTTGATCTACATATGCAACTATCATATAAGCAAGCGGTTGAAATTGCGGAGGAAGAGGCTATATCCACGATACTAGACACCAACGAGTTTGAGTTGACTAAAGCTAGGTATGTACAGGATTTAGTAAACATAGGTATTGGGATAACAAAAACATCTTTTAATACAGCAGAGGGCATAGTTGTTGACTATACCGATCCTGCTTATTGTGTATGGTCTTATACCGAAGACCCTAACTTTGGGGATATATATTATGTTGGTGAGGTTAAATCCATAACAATACCAGAGCTTAAAAAAGAATTCCCTCATATTTCTAAGGAGGAATTAGAAATGATCCAAAAATCACCAGGCAACAGGAGGCTTATAAGGGGTTTTGAAAACTATGATTATAACACAGTACAAGTATTGTATTTTGAATATAAAACATATGTAGACCAGGTTTTTAAAATAAAAAGAACCGAAAATGGGTTAGAAAAAGCCATTGAAAAAACAAGTATATTTGATCCACCTAAAAATGACAATTTTGAACGTGTAAGTCGCTCAATTGAGGTTTTATATGAAGGAGCTAAAATCATAGGCTCTGATATTATGCTTAAGTGGGAATTAGCTGAAAATATGAGTAGACCCCTAGCGGATACAACCCGCGTGGAAATGAGTTACTCAATATGTGCCCCTAGGATGTACAAAGGGGTGATACAATCACTTGTAAGCAAGTGTATTGGGTTTGCTGATGTTATACAGTTAACCCATTTAAAAATGCAACAAGTACTATCTAGAATGGTGCCCGATGGTATATTTTTAGATATAGATGGACTCGCGGAGGTTGATTTAGGGAATGGTACAAATTACAACCCAGCGGAAGCATTGAATATGTACTTTCAAACAGGCTCTGTTGTAGGTAGATCTATGACTCAAGAGGGCGATATGAATAGAGCAAAAATGCCTATCCAAGAACTATCTTCTTCCAGTGGTATAAGCAAAATACAATCACTAATAAACGCATATAATTATAATATGCAAATGATTAGAGATGTAACAGGATTAAACGAAGCGCGGGATGGCTCCATGCCAGATGCTAATGCCTTAGTGGGGTTACAAAAAATGGCGGCTAATGCTTCTAATACGGCTACAAAGCACATACAGGATGCAAGTATATTTTTAGCCTTAAGTACTTGTGAAAACATATCGTTGCGGATAGCCGATGTTTTAAATTTCCCATTAACTAAAAATTCCTTAATAAATAGCATATCCACTTTTAATGTAGAAACTCTAGCGGAAGTGGAAAAACTTAATTTGCATGACTTTGGTATATTTTTTGAAATGGCTCCTGATGATGAAGAAAGAGCTGAGTTACAGAAAAATATACAAATAGCTTTACAAACAAAAGAAATTGATATAGAAGATGCTATTGATATAAACCAAATAAATAATTTAAAACTTGCCAACCAATTCCTTAAGCTAAAGCGCAAAAAGAAGCAAGCTAGGGAAGAAAAGATGGTGCAACAAAATATAGCTGCCCAAGGACAAGCTAATGCTCAAGCGTCAGAAGCCGCAGCAATGGCAGAGGTACAAAAGCAGCAAGCCTTAACGGCTGAAAAAGTTTCTATAGAACAAGCTAAAGCTGGTTTTGAAATACAAATAATGCAAGCGGAGTCTTTAATTAA